GGGGAAGACAGATGGCATATCATTACGAAAATCTGAAGCTGGAAAAGGGAATGTACGGTCAGGGCGGCCGCAGCTTTGCCCAGACGCTGGAGGCCCTTGATCCCAGCGAGAGCTATAAGGGCACCGCGCTGGAGGGACTGGACGCCTTCCAGCGTCAGCTCAAGCGCTTTGACATTCATGCGAAGGGCGCGTACTCCGACCCGGTTGAAAAATTCTTCCGCACGATGGACTCGAGCGTTCTGTTCCCGGAGTATATTGCGCGCGCGGTCAAGCAGGGCATGGAGGAAAACAATGTGCTGCCGAAGATCACGGCAAGCACGACGAGCATCGATGCGATGGACTACAGAAGCGTGTATTCCGTGCCGTCGGAGCAGGACAAGATGCTCATGCAGGTCGCCGAGGGCGCAAGCATCCCGGCCACGCAGGTCAAGACGAAGGACAATCTGGTAAAGCTCAACAAAAGAGGCAGAATGCTTGTCGCGTCCTATGAGGCGATTCGCTTCCAGAAGCTCGACCTATTCTCCGTTACGCTGCGCCAGATCGGCGCGTACATCCAGACGATGCATTTGAAAGACGCGGTGGATGTTCTCGTAAACGGCGACGGCAACAACAATGCAGCATCGACGTTTACCATCGGCACATTGCCTTTGACCGGCAAGGCGGGGACGCTGACCTATCAGCAGCTGGTCGAGTTCTGGGCGCAGTTTGAGCCGTATGAGCTCAATTGTTTCCTGATGAATACCGACGCGATGGTCAAGATGCTGGGGCTCAGCGAGTTCCAGAACCCGCTGACGGGTCTTAATTTCCAGGGCACGGGCGCGCTTTCGACCCCGCTGGGCGCGGAGCTGCTGCGCGCAAGCTGTGTGGATGCGGGCAAAATTATCGGTCTTGACAGACGGTACGCGCTGGAGATGGTGCAGGCGGGCGATGTGACAGTCGAGTATGACAAGCTCATTGACCGGCAGCTCGAGCGCGCGGCCATCACGTCGATTTCCGGCTTCGGAAAGATCATGCCGGAGGCTTCGAAGGTGCTGGTGATCGGATGACGATGCTGGAGGAGATTTATGAGGCGGCCAGACAGGCCGCCCCCTCCGGGACGGATGAGACGCTTTTGAAGCGGCTGTGTGAGATCGCGGCGGCGCAATGGGAGGCAAGACTCAAGGACGGCGTGACGGCGGAGGACTGCCGGACGGTGTTTGTATGCGCGGCGGCGTGGATGGCGGTGGTCGGCATTTATACGCAGAAGAGCGTGACGGGGTGGAACATTGAGAGCTTTACGGTGGGAGATGTGAGCGTGAAGACGACGGGGCTCGAGAATACGTCGCAGATGAGCGCGCCGCAGAAGCTCGAGTGGCAGGCCAGAATGCTGATGCGGCCGTTTTGCAGACCCGAAGGGTTCGCGTTCGTGGGGGTGCGCGGATGAAGACGCTCATGGAGAGCATTTTGCAGGGCTACGGGAGTCTTGTGACGGTGCGTGACGGGCAGAGTGCACGGACGTTTCGGGCACTGGTGCAGCCGGTGACGGAAAAGGGCTGGCAGGCGACAAGGAAGGTCATCGAGACGCTCGGTAAGGTCCAGAAGGGACAGTATGTGTACATTGGGCCTGCGGATGTGGAGCTTCGCGCGGGGCAGAGGCTCGAGACGCAGGGAGAGGAATTTCTTGTGCGGCGGTGCGAAACGCGGTATCTGGCGGATGAGGCGGTCTATGTGTGGGCGCTTCTTGTGAAGGCGGGAGGTGAAGCGGCGTGGAGCAGCTGATCGATGCGGTTCTGACATGGCTGAAGGGCGCGGGCTTTCAGGCAGTGCGCCGGATGCCGGAGGGGGAGTTTCCGGAGCTTTCCGACGCAGTTGTGGCCGTTGGCCTTGAGAAGGCGGAGGCGGCGGACGCGGGGCTTTATTCGTATCTGGGCGTGACGGAGATAGACGGGAAGGCGGTCTCGCTTTACGGGAAACGGCTGGAAACGCAGGTTACGATGGAGGTCGTGAGCCCGGAGGATCTGGGAGCGAAGGCGTGCATGGAGGCTTCCAGTGCGCTTCTGACGAAGCTCTCCGGCGGAATTCCGGGGTTGGCGATTTCGAAGACAGTTATGGAGGGCTGCCGGTTCGAGGCGGATATGGACTGCTACTGCTGCAAGATGACGGTGACGGCGCTGGCGTATGTCTATGCGCTTGCCAATGAGGAAGAGACGGAGTTTACGGACTTTATGCTGAAAGGAGAGGTACGATGAGTCTTGTGTACCATGAAAGACCGGGCGTGTATTCGAGCTATGACGCGTCGTCGGTGATTGGAAGAGGCACGACGGAGCGGGTGATCGCGCTCGTTGGCCAGGCGGAGGCGAAGGCGGGACTTTACCGGCTGCATTCGTATTCGGAGGCAAAGGAGGCGTTCGGAGAGGCGAGCGAACTCGGACGCATGGCGAAGATCGCCTATCAGAACGGCGCGGGCACAGTCCTGGCGAGCCCTGTGGCGGCGGACGCGCTGGCGGATTATCAGGCGGCGTTTGCACTGATTTTCGCGGAGAAGGAGGCAAGCTTCTGCGTGGCGGCGAGCAGTTTAGAGGCGGTGCAGAAGGCGCTGCGCGATGCGGTGGAGGCGGCTTCCGCGCAGAATGCGGAGTGTATCGGGCTTGTGGGACTGTCCACACCGTCTGTCAAAGACCTGACCGACCGGGCGGCGGTGCTGAACTCGGAGCGCATGGTGCTCGTTGCGCCGGACGTCTACGTCTGGGGCGAGACAGAGGCGGCGGGCGGCTTCATGGCGGCGAGCGCTTTGGCGGGCGTTCTGACCGACCAGTCTGACCCGGCGCTGCCGCTCAACGGACAGGTGCTCTACGGCGTGACGGGTGTGAGCGCGGTGTATGAGGACACGCAGATTGACGCGCTGGTCACCGGCGGCGTGACAGCGCTCGAGTGCTGGGGCGGCAAGGTCAGCGTGATGCGCGGCATTACGACGAGGACGAAAACCGGCCAGACGCAGGATGCGACGTTCCGCGAGCTGGGGACGATTCTGATTGTGGACGATGTGGTTCCGGCCATCCGAAGAAGCCTGCGGGCAAAGTTCACACGGGCGAAAAACAATGCGCTGACGAGAAACGCCATCCGAAGCCAGGTGATCGTGGAGCTCGAAGACCGCATCGAGCGCGAGATCATCGAGGGGTATGACAACCTGACGGTGACGGCGCTGGAATCGGACCCGACGACGTGTCTGGTGGAGTTTGAGTTTACGGTTGTGCATGGGCTGAACCGGATTTTCCTGACGGCCCATATCAGTGTTTGAGGAGGATGGGTATGGCGATTCGGAAAATTCCGACGACGGCGGATATTTATCTGGAAGTGGACGGCGTACGTGTGGCGGTGGTGCAGAGCTACAAGGTGACGGCGAGCCGGGAGAGCAAGGCCATTTACGCGTTCGGCCAGTCCGAGCCGGTGACTACGATTCGCGGGCAGAGCCAGTATACGCTGGAGCTGACGCGGATCTACGCGACGGACGAGGCAATTCGAGACGGGCTGAGCTTTGCGGATATGGGAGAGTTTTCGCTCGTGATCTGCAAGCCTGACCGGAACGTGATCTACACGGGCTGTCAGTGGAAGAGCTTGCAGGAGAGCGCGGAGGTCGGCGGAAACGTTCTGGAAAAGGTGACGGTAGAGGCAGGCCGCCGGGTGGAAAACCTGTTATGAGGAACGAAGCGTTTTTGAGGCTTTTTGCCGGAAGCGGGAGACGGGAGCTTGGCGATGGGCTGGAGCTGCGTGTGGTTCCGGCATATGAGGTGCTGCAATCGCGCAGAGAGGCAATGGACGCGTGCGGGGAGGACGAGCAGACGCTTGGGCTCTGGATGAACGCGTGCCTTCTGGCGCGGGCGATTTACCGGGACGGCGCGCGGGCGTTCTCCGGCGGCGAGGCTTTGATGCGGGCAGCCTCCGCAGAGCAGATCGAGCGGTGGACGGAAGAGTACGCGGCGCTCTGCCGGGAGGAAAATCCCGCTTGCAGCGAGGAAAACGCGAAAAAGGCGATGCAGGCGCTGGAGCAGGAGGACTATGAGCGGCTCAAGTGGCGCGTTTTAAGGGCGTTTGGCGTTTTGCCGGGAGAGGCAAGGGCGCGATGGATGACGGATCGGGCGTATCTCTACTGCGCGGCGCAGATGATGCTCGATGAGCGGGAGAAGCTGGACGCAATGTGCCCGAGCTGCCGGGAACGGGCGCAGAGAAGGCTCTGCCCGGTATGCGGCGAGGAAATGCCGGAGGAAAACGCGGGATTTGATGAAAGGCGGTTTGAGGAGCTGAGGGATGCTGGAGTATGTGAGACGGCTTCTTCTGGCGCAGACGAGACTTGCGGCGCAGTTTGACACTGCGCCGCAGCCCGAAATTCGGGAGGTTACGCTGCGTTCAGAGCAGGAAGCAGGCGATGCGCAGGAACAGAGCACGCAGAGCCGGGAGAAACGGCCGGGGCTTATGCAGGCGGGCGCGGAGATGGACGGGACAGAGACGTGGTCCGCCGAGCAGGCGCTGCGGGAGATGGCGCGGCAGACGCTGCGGCTCGAGAGCATGCAGCTGCAAAAATCGGCGCAGGCGCAGATGGAGCAGACGCGAAGGCTGGAGGCGGCGATGACGGAGCTTACTCAGAGGCAGCGCGTGGATATTACAGCCAGAACGCCGGACAGCGCAGCGGGCGGTATGATGGGAAGCTACCGGCAGCGAATGGAGGTTGCGGGCATTGCGTCGAGTCCGTCGCAGCGGTCGATGCAGGAAATTTCGCGTTTTTTTGAGCGCGACGCCAGAAGATATGGATAAAAGTTTGAAAACAGCTGACGCTTTTTACATATGGAGAAGGAGAGGAAGACGATGCTGAGAATGCGGTTTGGATCTTTTGTGTGGCCGAATAATCCGAGGACGTATACCATCAGCTGCAAGCGGCAGACGGCGGTACACAAGGTTCCGATGGGGGGCTTTGTGGTGCAGGATCTGGGGCGGACGGCGACGGTGATGAAGGGCGAGGGCGAGTTTTTCGGCGCGAATGCCTACAGTACGTTTCTGGAATTGCAGGCGGTTTTTCAGAAGGGCGGGCGCGGGACGCTGGTACACCCGGTCTGGCAGACGGCAGGCGCGTATTTTACGGAGCTGGAGCTGACGCAGGAGCCGAGAGACGATTATGTGGCCTATCGGTTCACATTCTGCGAAGCGCCGGGGGCGGCTGAGGAAGCGGCTGGCGATGAAGAGACGAACGGCCGGCGGTTTTATGAGCTGCGCGAGGGGCAGACGCTCTGGACTGTCAGCAATGCTTACGGACTGAGCATGACGGAGCTTTTGCGGCTCAATCCGCAGATCGCGAAGCCGAACGAGGTGCAGAGCGGAACGAGGGTGCGGGTGCGATGATCGGAATTGTGACGGATTACGCGGGGAAAAGAACGGCGCTGCCGGCGCTTTTGCAGTGGAGCGTCAAGCGGACAGACGGAGAGCCGTGCGACAGCTTCAGCGTGCAGTTCGCGTGCGGGAAGAAGACGGCATCCAAGCTCGAGGGGGCGACGGAGTTTCAGGCAGTGGAGGCCGGGAAGGTCGTGTTCACGGGAATCGTGGACGATTTTGAGCTCCGGCTCGGAAGAGACGGGGCGCTGGCCGAGATCACGGGGCGCGGCATGGCGGGAAGGCTCATGGATATGCAGGTCCCGGCAGCAGAGTATGTGACAGCGCAGCTGGAGGATATTCTGAACGCCTATGTAAGGCCGTGCGGAATTACGAAGATCGAGGCGGACGCGATGCCGCCTGTTTCACAGTTTGTCGTGCAGACGGGTGCGACGTGCTATCAGGCTTTGGCGGGGTTCTGCAGGCACAGCGCGGATATTTTTCCGCGGTTTTTGGCGGATGGGACGCTGGTGCTGCGGAAGGACGCGCACGGAAAGACGGTTTGGCTCGGAGATGAGATTTTGCAGGCGCAGTATGTGCGCAACCGCTACGGTGTGGCGGCAAGGCAGGTGCTCATCAACACGAGAAACGGCAGCATGCAGGCGGCGGATTACGCGGAGTTCCAAAAGCTTGGCGGCACGAGGGTACAGTACGCGGGCATGACGGGAAACAAGATCCGCGCGAGCTTCCGCACGGCAAAGCAGCGGCTGGATGATGCAAAGCGCGACGAGAAGCTTCTGTATGTGACCGCGCCGGGCGTTTTTCTGGCGGAGCCGTTGGACATGGTTTCTGTGAAGCTGGACGCGCTCGGAATTTCCGGGACGTTTACGGTGCAGGAGGCGCAGTCGGGGTGCGATGAGACGGGCGCGACTTGTACGCTTATTTTGAGGTGATGGAGATGTGGTTATCAAAACGTGTGATGGCGGAGCAAAACGCGGAGGATCCGGCGACACTCGGAACGGTGAGCATCGGAGGAAAAAATCCGGCGGTGGTCACGGACGCGGAAAAGCGGCAGGCAAAGGTGATTTCTCCGGGCGGCTATTGCTGGAACCCGGCGGCGACGGACTGTGTGCTGGTGGTGAAGGGAAATGAGCTGTATGTGGC